GGCGTCGCCAAGGTTAGAGGCCTGGTGACCCACAGTCGGGTCAAATATGGTGGCACAGTGTCACACCATGTTACGCTGGTCGCCGGGTTTTCCGCTTGTGGTGGCAAGATAAAACGAAACGCGGGTGATGTTGTGCTGATAGAGCACCGAGACGTTTTGTGTGTATATAGCAAAGAGGCATGAAATGAACATATTCTATCTGGACAAGTGCGCCACCAAAGCAGCCCAGGCGCAATGTGACAAGCATGTTGTTAAGATGGTTTTAGAATCGGCACAGCTACTCTCCACAGCGCACCATGAACTAGGGCATGGCCACCCGTTGGTTCCCTACAAACCCACGCACAAAAACCACCCAAGCGCCCTTTGGTGCCGTTCTGGCGTGGAGCAGTACCAATGGCTCGGGAGGCATATGCTGGCGCTTGGTGCCGAGTATCAACAAAGATTCAACCGGGAGCATCTTACCATTGCAAAATGCAGGCATCTGGCCTATTCGCTGCCTGCTGGGATCCCAATGGGCCAATGGACTGATCCTCCCCAGTGTATGCCTGACGAATACAAAACAGTTGACGCGGTGGAGGCTTATCGGCGATACTATCGAAACGGCAAAAGACATCTTCTGACGTACAATCATGGGCGAAGGGCCCCGGAGTGGTTATAACATGAAGCGGACAAGAGATATTGAAAAACCCTACGCGATTTTCACCAACCAACACGGATGGGAGTGGCGGGTTCTCAAAGCGTATAAAAGCGCCAAAGGCGAAACCAAAGACCCATACGCCCGGTGGTTTTGTGCTGTCCGTAGTCCTCTAACGCACGGCGGGTACGATTGGGGCGATGTTTACATTCAGGACATTCTTTCAAGTGGCAAACTGGAGTACGCGAGCGATGAATACAGAAACAGAGCATGAGCTACTGACAATTATAGGGAAAGAGTGGCTGTACTACGATTACCGAGTGCTGAGTTTAGACTGCGATGATGTTTTGGTGCAAAAGAGGTTGCAAGGGCGTCACCAATGGCATACAATCCACCGTGGCACCTTTGAAGATTGTCTGATATATGTAGCGAGGTTGTGCGATTATGAAATTATTGGTTGAGTTAGCGCTAGGTTTCGCTTGTAGTATGGTATTCTGGGGTGTTATGCTAGCTGGACTTTTGTACACTTTGGAGGGTTGAATGATGAACGAACGAGTTAAAGAACTTGCTGAACAGGCTGGTTTTGTATCATGGTCCGATGAAGAATGGAAACCAGAAGGTGCGGTCATTGATTGGTCAAGCGACTATGATAATGAACTAGCAAAGTTCGCCGAGTTGATTGTGCAGGAGTCTTGCTATAAGTTGATAGAAATGCACGAAAAAGTAAACGGCGATCACAATTATTATCACCACGCTTCAGTTCAGTTGAAACAACATTTTGGAGTTGAGTAGTGGTAACTTACAGTACTAACTGGATGGGTCCAGTCAACATAAAGTGGTACAGTGATCGAGGACTGACTCGCAAAGTGTCCAAAGTGTTAGAGGAAGATCAAAGGTTTGGTACTCTAAAAGCAGGCGATGTGTGGGAATATGAAGAGATCACCGCACACTATGCTGGCGGGCGTATCGACATTCGTGACGACTCTAAATATGGATATGACGGATGGGATGAGTACAGTTTGTCACCCATGCACGGTGAGGACTGGAACGCACTTGGTGATTTTTTGGATAGACTGAGTGGAGAGAAGGTTGTGCCCTATGAATCCTTGATTATGCTGTTTGAAGCACAGTATGGCAGAAAGATTAGATGGGCGACCGACCAGTGGGTAACCTGCTACAACTGCTGGACCATAAACGGTCACACCGAAGACTGCGACAAGCCATTATTGGAGATATAATATGACAATGCCTAGAGAAAGAACTCAAGCAGTATTACGAACAGAACAATTTCTAATTGATCTACGTGACCCTAAGAAATATCCTCGTGTTCCAAAAGCAGTGCGTGAAGAAGCCAGTCGACTGCTGAGGCACTATCCGTCAAAGTACCATATGGAGTACATCGATGAAAGTTTTGAACCGTTGGAGGCAATAGATTATGAGCAAAATAGAAGTAAGTAAACGCAGAGCAATATTTGCAGAACTCAAAGGTTACTGTCACCTAAGCAGTGATAACGACTACATGGAAGTCACTGAGTGGTCAAATGGAGAGGGATACGATGTTTGTATTGATCGCAAGAGTGGTGGCGAGAAGTTCAGTCTCACTTACGGTGAGGTTGAGTTGCTGATGGTACTGCTAAACTGGAAGGGTGAGTGATGAAAGAAATCACAGACGAAGAATATGATCTCTTCAAAAAACTGACTAAGATTTGGTTTCACACACAACCTGACAAGAGTGGCTCATTTTTTATATGTGGTGAGGGCGGTGAGCATGATGAGCATGGTTTACCGGAGTTTATACTGGTGTGCCCACAAATGGGTGCAAACATCACAGCAGTGTATAAACGAGACCTTGTTGGGAGAAGTGGACAGTGAAGAAACGATTGGTAGTTTGGTATGCTGTGGTGATTGGTGCAGTAGGCACAGTGCTACACTATGGTGTTACTAACGGAGTTTGGATGTGATGTACAAAAAAGCTGAAATGGATATGAGACTGGAAATCGAGTCTCTTCGTAAAGAGCTTAAAAACGCACTTAAAAAGTATGATACACTTATAGGTGAGTATGGTTATGAAAGACAGATTTGATTTAGAGCAAACCTTTACGGTGTCAGAGAAGTTGAGGCTTCAATTAGAAAACATTTTGGAGTTGAATGATGAAAAATATTTTGGATTGCCAAGACAACGAATCAACCAGCAGTCGAGAACTGCGCTACGCTGTCGAGAATGACGACGATGGCCTGATGGCAATGGTTTGCACGAACGGCGCCCGCTGGACGGTGCGGTTCATCGACACCGATGCGGATGCCGAGGTAGCGCGCCGGGTTTTCAAAAACTATGACGATGCCGTTGTCGCGGCCCAGGCTTTTTGCTTTGGGGCGCCGGGGGAGCCGAACGTCACGATTAGGATTTTATAATGTTGGAGGTGACTTATGATAACATTAAGTGAATTTTACACCCTTTTGGACCACCATGACTGGTTTTACGCATACTCGGACGATGGGAGGTACTACAGAGCAGGCTTGGAGCAAATGTTAGCAATAAAAAGTGTCCTTGAGCAAGCGGAAGGGGTTGACAAGAGGTACGAAGACCTGTATGATGACTTCCGTGCGTACATTGAATCACCAAAGACAGTGGAGAAACCAAAAAATGAGTATTGACTACAGCGATCTAACGCCTGGCGATATGGTGTCTGACCTTTGCGACTACCAGATCAACACGTGCACCCATATGGAACTTGTGGGTTGGGCTTACGAGCACCTGAGAGCGCGGTACGACGGTATGAGCGATCAAATGATACACCACGAATGGCTCAGAATGGTGCGCCAAGATGAGGAGAAGCACTAATGCGATGTAAAGCCTGCGATAAGTTTCTTGAAGACTTTGAGCTTACACGAAAAGACCGGGAGACAGGAGTGTACCTAGACTTGTGCAACAAATGCTTTACAATCAGTGAGGCTGACCTGTTAGACACAGATGTTATATACATAGATGACCTTATTACTACAAATTATACCACAGCATACGATGAGGAGGTTGACTTCTAGCAAATTATAGTGTATAATTACTTATGTATACTTAAGAATAATTCTTTAAGTATAATCTTAATGTATATCCTAAAGTACACTTAGGATACCGGGATCGCTTTACTCAAAAAAAGAGGATTGTATATTATGGTAATCGAAGGCAGTGTAGCATTTTCCAATCTGACCCGTCATGAGATGTTCAACGGACAATCAACGGGGAAATACTCTCTGGTTGTGACTGTGGACGACAGTGCAGCCTCGGCCTTGCGTGGCGAAGGGATCAAACTGAAGCAGTACAATGATTCGTTTCAACGAAAGTTCAGTTCAAAGTTTGACATCAAGGTTGTAAACACTGAGAACCAGCCGGTTCTTGGCGAGATTCCCCGAGGGTCCAAGGTGCGCCTGAGTTTCAAAACCGGGCAGCCTCACCCAGTCCACGGCACGACACCGTACCTCAATGCCGTTCGGGTTCTGGAGTTTGCAGACGATTCGACTGGTAGTTCGGAAGAGGGCTTCTAAGGGCCTTTGGCAGGGCTGGCCCTAGGGTAACCTAGGGTCTAACCCAAAAACGCCTCAGAACGCTTCCTAGGAGGTTTAAATGGCATGTTTAGAAGAGAGAGGCCTGACTATCGACAGGCTGCGAGAGGTTTTGAGACTTGAGCCCGAAACTGGAGAGTTGTACTGGGAGTATCGTGACCTGAGTTCTTTCCAAAGTGAGGGCGCGGGAAAGATCTGGAATAAACGCTTCGCTGGAAAGAAGGCTGGGTATGTGAATCCAGTCAACGGTTACATGCGCTGCCGAATTGATGGGCGGGACTTTTGGGCGCACAGGGTAGTCTTTGCGCTAGTGCATGGGAGATTTCCAAATGAACAGATCGACCATATTGATGGCGATAGGCGCAATAACAGGCCCGAGAATCTCAGAGAGGTTTCTGACGCAGAAAACAAAAGAAACTCTGCTCGCCCATCCCATAACACAAGCGGAGTTATGGGTGTTAGTTGGCATAAGGCCAGCGGCAAGTGGAGGGCAAGGATCCGGGCACAGGGGAAACTAGTCCACCTGGGCCTCTTTAGAGACTTCGATGAAGCAGTAAGAGCACGGAAGGCCGCCGAGCGGGAGCATGGCTTCCATGCAAATCACGGGAGAGAAAGGCATGAATTTAGCTAAAGTAAACAACGACATCACCATCGAACGGGTTGACAACGGGTTCTTGGTATCCCTAAGCGGAGAGAATGAGAATGGTTCGTATAAGAGCGTCAGGCTCATCTGCCTTGGGTGGGCTAATGTAGAAGAGATCCTTGAGGCATGGAAAGGAGCCCCTTTGAATGATTGATGTTGCTTATGTTGACCATATGGGGAGCGACCTGACGGTAGTCAATGCCGCTAGGGTGTCCTTTGGTAAACAAAAGGAGACTTTGGACCGTCAGGACGAAAAACTGATCAAGTACTTGGCGGATCATGATCACTGGACGCCCTTTGCCCATCCTCAGTTAACATTTAGAATCAAGGCACCCTTTTTTGTTGCTAGACAGTTGTTCAAGCACAAGGTTGGCCTGACGGAAAATGAGGTGTCCCGTAGGTACGTTAGTAGCTCCCCTGAGTTGTACTGGCCCAAAGTGTGGCGAGGTGCGCCTGAGAACAAGAAGCAAGGCTCTGCTGGTGTATACAACAACAAGTACAGGCACGACATCGAGCTAATCCTGAACAACCTGCTGGATTACTATGAGATGTTGATTGGCGATGGTTGTTGCCCAGAGCAGGCGAGGATGATCCTACCCATGAACACCATGACCGAGTGGAGTTGGACTGGATCCTTGGCGTCCTTTGCCCGTGTAGTGAAACTGAGGACTTCTCCTGACGCCCAAGAGGAGACGAGGGAGGTTGCATTTATGATTGAAAAGTACCTTCGGGATTTGTTCCCCATTAGCGCCAAGGAGTTGCTGAAATGATCTTTTGTCTAAGACAGGGAAACGTGATATACTACTCTGATAGAAAGATGGACATAACCTACTATCAGGTAGAGAATGATGGAGGAACTTACTTTGAAGCGAAGAATCTTGAGACCCTCAAGAGGAAAAACCCAAAGAATTGCACCCACAATGTTAATGATAACATCCTTGGCTCTGCCTATGGCGACCTTGGCGGGGGAATTTAGTGTAGCTTGGGAACCCCCAACGGAGTACGTTGACGGAACCCCATTGTACCCCGAGGACATCTCTGGGTACACGGTAAAGTACGGTACGGCCAGCGGGACGTATCAGTACCAAGCGAAGATTCCTGGGGTTGTGTCAAGCGCCACAATATCTGGTATATCTGGAGGCACCTATTTTGTTGTTGTGTCGGTAACGTCAACTGCTGGCGTAACGTCTGACAACAGCAATGAAGTTGTGAAAAAGGTTGGTATGGGCAAGCCAAAGGCACCGAGACTATGAGTAAATTTCTACGGCATGATGAGTGTCCTAAATGTGGCTCTAAAAATAACTTAGCGGTATATGATGATGGCGGAAAGCATTGTTTTGGTGTCGGTTGTGGCTACCATGTTCATGGTGATAGTCCTGATAGCATTGAAAGGGTAAAGATAATGGCACTTGAGTCTCCCCAAGGCGGTCGCTTGGCTCCAATCAAGGATCGTAGAATCTCTGAGGCGACCTGTAGAAAGTTCTCCGTTACGGTGGAGTATTCTCCCGAAGGTAACATTAGCAAGCACTTCTACCCCTATCACGACCTAATGACAGGTGACGTTAAGTTTGTTAAGACTAGGTTCACCCGGGATAAGAAGTTTCTATCCCAAGGTGAGCCGAGTGGCGTGGGGCTCTTTGGGCAAAAGACATGCCGAGGAGCAGGCAAGTACATTACGATCACCGAAGGTGAGCTTGATGCCATGTCTGTGTCCGAGATGTTTGAGAACAAGTGGGACGTTGTTTCACTCAGGTCAGGAGCCACGGGTGCCCGAAGGGATATTCAGGAGCAACTGGAGTTCCTCGAGGGCTATGAGAGTGTTGTACTGTGCTTTGATTCTGATGCTGCCGGTAAGGCTGCCGTGGACGCCGTTAAGGATTTGTTCAGTCCTAATAAACTGAAGATCATTACGCTCCCTGACGGCCTAAAGGATGCCTCTGATGCGTTGCAACAGGGTAAGCTCACTTCGTTTACCCAAGCATGGTGGAACGCTAAGGCGTATCGCCCCGACGGTATCGTGGCAGGCTCTGAAATGTGGGAGCGTTTGATCAAGAGCAACAATGTTAAGTCAGTACCATACCCATGGGCAGGCTTGAACACTCTGACCAAAGGTTTCCGAGTGGGCGAGTTGGTTACGCTAACATCAGGCTCAGGCATGGGTAAGTCCAGCGTTGTTCGTGAGCTTGAGCACTACTGCCTTAATGCAACGGAGGGCAACATAGGTGTCCTGGCCCTTGAGGAGTCTGTGGAGAGGAGCATCAAGGGGATCATGAGCGTTGAGGCTGGGTATCCTATGCACCTTGATGAGACCCTTACGCCTGATGACATGATGCCCTTCTTTGAGAAGGTGATGGGATCTGAGAGGTTCTACTTCTTTGATCACTTTGGTTCCACCAGTGAGGACAACATCCTTGCTAGGGTTCGGTACATGGCTAAGGCGCTAGAGTGCAAGACAATCTTTCTGGATCACCTGAGCATCATTGTGTCTGCTCAGGAAACTCAGGACGAACGTAAGGCCATTGACGCAATCATGACCAAGCTCAGGACTTTGGTGCAGGAGCTTAACGTCTGCCTGTTCCTTGTGTCACACTTGAGGAGAGCGCACGGCAAGGCTCATGAGGACGGTGCCCAGATTTCCCTTGGGGAGCTTAGGGGTTCTCAGGCCATTGCTCAGTTGTCCGATATGGTGATCGGCTTGGAACGTAACCAGCAGCATGAGCGAGAGGAGATTCGTAATACAACGACAGTGAGGGTCTTGAAGAACCGCTACAGCGGACTAACTGGACCTGCCTGCTACTTGTATTATGACGCAGAAACTGGTAGACTAAAGGAAGTGCCTAAGCCAAACGATAGTGAGGGCGATGACGATGAGGACTTCTAATAATGTTTCTGTATACCGACCTAGAGGCAAACGGCTTAAACCCGGACACAATCTGGGCGGTCTGTGTAAACGACAGGGTATTTACGGACCGTGAAGAATTTGCTAAGTTTGTGGAGTCTTCTAAGGAGGAGACTTGGGTATTCCATAACGGAATCGGTTTTGATATTCCTGTACTTGCTAAAGTATGGAACATCAATATTTCTAAAGAGAAGGTTGTGGACACTCTTGTATTGGGACGGCTTGCTGACCCCAACAGGGATGGTGGACACTCCCTACGCGCCTATGGTGATACCTTGGGCTTTCCGAAAGGAGATCATTCGGACTGGAGTAGACTTTCGGACGAAATGATAACGTACTGCTTGAGGGACGTTGCAGTAACTAAGGCGGTCCATGAGCATTTAATTAATGATAAACTGAAGGGCTTTTCCCAAGAGTCAATTGACCTAGAGCACCAAGTTGCATGGGTCATTGCTCAACAGGAGCGAAACGGATGGCTTCTGGACCAAGAGAAATGCTCTTTACTTCTGTGTAAACTAAAGGAGAGACAAATTGAACTTGAAGGACTTGTACTACAGACTTTTGTTCCAAGGGCGAATTTTGTTAAGGTCGTGGAGCCAAAGTTTACGAAGGATGGACAGTGCTCAAAAGTTGGCCTTGGCCATCTCGGTGAGCACTGGACTGATACTGTTGGCCCTCATTCTCGGATAGACTGGCCAGAGTTTAACCTAGGATCGAGACAACAGATTGGCAAGTATCTTCAAGCCTTCGGTTGGAAACCTAAAGTCTTTACAGAGACGGGTCAACCAAAGGTTGATGAGAAAACCCTTGAGGGTGTTGAGATCCCAGAGGCTCAACTGATAGCTGAGTATCTGATGATTCAGAAGCGGCTGGCAATGGTTAAGTCTTGGCTTGACGCAGTAAACCCGGCGGATGATCGAGTCCACGGCAAGGTCAATCCTAATGGTGCAGTTACAGGAAGAATGACGCACAACAGTCCAAACATGGCTCAGGTTACCGCCAATGGTAAGCCATACGGTGAGGAGTGTCGTGAGTGCTGGACTGTACCAAAGGGTTATAAACTTGTAGGCGCTGACGCAAGTGGCCTTGAGTTGCGTATGCTTGCTCATTACATGAAGGACGATGAGTACACCAAGGAGATCCTGGGTGGTGATGTGCATAGCGCAAACCAAAGGGCTGCTGGTTTGGAGACTAGAAACCAGGCGAAGACGTTTATTTATGCGTTCCTTTGACAAACTAGAGGAAGTAAAACCTTGTGAATTCAGGGAAACTCTCTGAAAAGAGACAATCCTGAGCCAAGCCAAGTATACTTGGAAGGTGCAACGACTATCGAAACCTCACAGAGGGAGTAGAGTACACCCAAGCGGGTGGAAGCGCAAGGCACACAAAGTTGTGTGATGATATAGTCTGCTCTGCATGGTGACATGCAGCAGTTCATAGGAGAACGGGCCGGGATTAGCGACCCCGGTCGAACATAAGGTACGGTGCTGGAGATGAGAAGATAGGGTCTATAGTTGGCAAGGGCAGAGAGGCAGGTAGGAAGCTCAAGGAGAAGTTCCTAAGCAACACTCCTGCCCTAGCCCAACTCAGGGACAAAGTGTCTCAGAAGGCCGCTCAGGGCTTCCTGAAGGGCCTTGATGGCAGGAGAGTGTACATACGGTCAGAACAC